TCCACTCGTCGTAAGTCGCGTCGGTAAAAAAATCAGTATGTCTAACATATAAAGACAAATGGGTGGCGGTTTACTTCAACTCGTCGCACACGGAGCTCAGGATGCATACCTTTCTGGAAACCCCCAGATTACGTTCTGGAAGGGTCTGTTCAAGCGCCACACGAACTTCGCGATGGAACCGTTTCGTGTTCGCTTGACTGGCGTGCCCGCGTGGGGCAATAAGCAGAGCGTGACGCTTGCTCGTCACGCAGACTTGCTGTATTCCACTTACTTGGATGTCGTTCTCCCGACGACGCAGGTTGTCAATGGAGTCGCGAAGACGATTGATTGGAACAACGAGCAGGGCCGTCTAGGTTACAACCTGCTGGACTATGTCGAACTCGAGATTGGCGGACAGGTCATTGACCGTCTCTACAGCGAGTATCTCTACTTGTGGGACACTTTGACGGCGGACGCGAACAAGAGTTACCAGTTGTACCAGATGGTCGGTGGCGGTGGTGATTCGCGCCGTCTCGATAACGGTCCCATGGCAGTGAATCTTCCGGTTTCAAATGCCAGTGATGGACCTGATGGAAAGTATGTGTACGGTTACCGCCCTGCGGCCGCCCAAGGAAATGTTAGGGCAACTGGCCGTCCATCAAGCAGTCAAATCTTCATGATCCCTCTGCCGTTCTCTTACACTCGCAATCCTGGTGCTGCTCTTCCCCTGATTGCCCTTCAGTATCACGAGGTGAAGATTAACATCCTCTGGAACAAGTGGCAGTTTGTCACCGCGAACTTCAACGGAACACAACCTCCTCCGCCATCTACAGTCTCCATTTATGTGGACTACATCTACCTCGATGTCGATGAGCGTCGTCGTATGGCCCAAGAGTCGCACGAGTACCTCATTGAGCAGGTCCAGTTCAACGAGGAGAAGGGTCTTGCGGCCGGCGCGAATCGCATTGACTTGACCTTCAACCACCCTGTGAAGGAACTCATCTGGGTCGTTCAGCCTGACCGTTTCACCAACTGCAAGATCGCGGACAAGCAGAATAACAGTGCTCCGAACTATGGTTCGCCTCGTCCTGCTCTCCAGCCCACCACTGCTCAGCAGACTGGTGCAGTTCGAACCACTTCGGTTCTTGGAAATGCAGCACGTCTAACTCCCTTTACTTACACGTTTTTGGACCAGTCTGGTGGTTCCTCTGGAACGTCGTTTAACGAGTATGAACAGACGTTCACGCAGCCCGTGTTTGAGCAGCACCTGCAGATTAATGGTCAGGACCGCCTTGACCGTCGCGGGGGCGATTACTACAATAAGGTACAGCCTTACCAGCACCACTCTGGTACAATGAAACCTGCTGGCTTCGACACGACTGCTTACTTGCGTCAAAATCCAACTACTGGCGTAGGGAACACTCCACTTGTTGCTGCCGACTTTGTGACTGCCACCCCCCAAGCGCACCGCGCGATTTACAGTTACTCGTTTGCGCTCAAGCCCGAGGAGAACCAACCTTCCGGCACGTGCAACTTCAGTCGCATTGATACTGCCACCATCGTAATGCAGATGTCCGGAAACTACGTTGTGGATGAGAATACCGACAACGTGTGGAACGTGCGCGTGTACGCCATCAACTACAACGTGCTGCGCGTGATGAGCGGAATGGCGGGACTCGCATACTCCAATTAAATGTCGACTGAGTAGTATAAATGGACATCAACGACGCACATGGCCCCGATAGTTCAACATTGACGTCTGCAAAGGATGCCACTCCTGGGACACCTCCTCCCCCACAGCCATCAACAAATGGTTCCGATGCAGACATAAAAGTTGAAGTAGGGTATAGTCTCTTTACAACGATATACGTCATTCTTGCCTTCGTGTTCTATGTTGCATTCTCTTATGGCGCTGCCAAGTTATCGTATGATAAATATCGCTCTGTTGGATGGGCAATTGTTGATTTCTTTTTCAGCACGTTCTACTACCCTTATTATGCCATCGTGCTCAATGCCCCCACATATATCGGAGGACGTCGTTAAATTAAAAACCCAAATAGCGTGTAGCATCTACTACACCATATTTGTGTTATTCTGTACAACTATACATTTTCATTCTTCAGACTTACCACTCCATCGCGATATCGTCCACGCGACACACAATGTCTCCCTCTTCCGCCAGCTTCGTGTTCAGCGCCTGAATGTCCTCATCGAACACCGTATGCTCCTCATCCATTCCTTCGGGCATCTTCGTCTCGTCAACAAGAATATCCACCAACCCAGTTCCACATGGCGGTTTCTGTCCGAACATGATGTTTGCCGACACGCCCTTCATACTATCAAACTCTCCAGAAAGAGCGGCATTGAATAGAACCTTGGATGTCTCCTCGAACGATGAGCGCGCAAGCACTCCTGAATCACTTTTGCTCATTCCGAAACGATCCACAGACAATATATGACCGGGATACGTCATCGTGTCAATCAATGTAATCATGTGGCGATAATTCACATATTCTGCACTGAATACTTCCATGAACTCTTCGTACATTGCCATGCGTGCAGTTTCAATTCCAAACACTTCCATGATTTCATGCACATCATTTGAGAACGAACGCAACGGGTCCACGTGCTTGAACGTTGAGAGATCTAGCAGATTCGTACCCTCTACATCCAGAACATACTGCTTCAGCGGAACGAACCCACCAACCGTCTCATCATACACGACCTCGGACTTGACTTCGCGAGGGTATACTTTTCCAATACCATCCACTCCAGTGAGAATCGTATCAAGCAACTTATCTTCAATGAATCTCAGCGACAGAGCATTCTTTGCAACATCAGGTCCGAAAACAATGCGTAGAATCATCTTGTCGGGCGTATTGGTGTCGCTGTGAATACAGTCGAATACTCGCAGGACCTTATTGTCCTGAATCTTTGCAGCAATTTGTGTGATGTTCGCAACGTTTCGTGCTGCCATTTCGTGCTTGTCCAACTCCAGACGTAGAATCCAAGGAGACATACATGTATTTCCCTGTGTCACTGAGAACTTCTCATACGATCGCATAATTTCAATATCATCGGCAATACTAGTATCAATAGACCCAGGATGCGGGTCGTAATACATACGCACGGAAATCGTAATATCTCGCAATGTCGTCTTTTGGAGGTCACGTTTCACAGAAATTGTATCATTCAATGACTTTGCAACATCTGGATTCAAATACACCACATTTCCAGGATTTTTGGGATTCCGAGATACACTCAACAACTCAATAATACGAGGAACGCCCTGCGTTGCATTGGCCTTCACTGTTCCAGCACTGTGGAAAGTGTTCAGGGTGAGCTGTGTAGTAGGCTCTCCAATAGATTGCGCCGCAAGTGTGCCCACCATTTCACCAGGGTGAACGCGCGCCTTGATATACTTGAATCTGATATCACGCAGAAGTTCGTCAAACATGTCCTTGGACATTCTCAACTTAAGAATGGACTTCTTGGGTGCAAAATAGTATCTGAGTAGGGCATGGAATACTTTATTATGACTCATCCATGGTTCTGCACATAACTTATTTAGTTCGGTAGTGACATAATCCGGTCTCAGGTCTGTCTTGGTGACATACTCGTTCGTATACTTCTGCTCGAGTCGACGGAGATTAACAGGCGCAACAATCTTCTTGACATTCATGTACCGGAACACGTTCTCTACCAGAAACTTACGATCTGCAAGAATCATCTCAATCATATCAGAATTCGTGGCTTGAAGGCCAGACTTCATAACCCCCTGAAAATCATCTGCGGTGGCTGCAAAGTCCTTATACAGTTGCTCCATTGTCATTGTTCCCAAATCACACGCCTGCGCTTCGACATTCACCGTATCAATTCCGTCACCTCCATACTGGAATTGAATGACTGCCCCGTTCGCGTTTCTGACAGTCCCGTCATACTCCACATGCAGGTCCTCCATCGTCTTCACCAACTTACGCTGAATATATCCAGAATCCGACGTCTTGACGGCCGTATCAATCAGACCTTCGCGTCCAGCCATGGCGTGGAAGAAGAACTCTGCAGGGCGAAGACCAGTAATGAAACTGTTCTCTACGAATCCGCGGGACTCAGCCGAGTAATCGTAGCGCGTGAAATGAGGGAGTGTGCGGTCCTGTAGCGTGTACTGTACACGTTTACCTGCGATAAGCTGCTGCCCTAACATCGCCATCATCTGAGCAATATTGAGGTCAGAACCCTTAGAACCCGACACCACCATCTCGCGCATTCGGTTCTTTGCTGGAAGACCCTCCATGACTTTATTCACGACCTCGGACGCGGAATTCTTGAGGGCATTACAGATTTGGTTCTCAAGTTCGTCGCCGTCCGGACGACCAGAATCGTTCAGGAACATTCCGGCATGGACGCTGGACATG